AGGTCTAACTTGAACTGTTACTACATCTGCTAAACCACTAAATGCTGGAGTAGAATCTGCTTCTCCTAATATACCGTCTTCTGTTTGGTATAAAATGTGTGAGCCTCCTGCTCTAACTGTTACCTGATAGTTAGTTCCTGAAGTCACAAAAGCAACCATCATATCTTGATCTGAACTTAAATTAGTGATTCTGAAGTACTTACAGTTTTCTACATCTAAAGCTCCAGCAGCTCCGTGAGGGGTTGCATTAAATACCGCTACTGTTGTAGTTTGAGAATGAGTACAAGTTAGTATTCTTTCAAATACATCTACTATACCTGTTGTTGTTACTGAGTTTGTAGAGCCACGCAAAGCACCGTTTAGTGTTACGGATTCTGAAATTGTTGTTACTAAGTCTGCCATATTATTTATTTTTTGTCTATTTGTTTTAATTTATTTATTGCCCAATTTACACCACTAGAGCCACCCCAAGCATCCCACATTAAACCACCACAACCTTCTGAATAAGGTACATCTTTATTTTGTTGGTGTCTTTTGAATGAAGCCATACGAGCTATCGTATCTCTGCTTATAGGTTTTTTGTTTGCTAGTTGATTAGCTCTAGTCCAGCCTACTTTTGTACCGCAGCTACTTCCGTTTTCTTCTTTATACTTTATAGCTCTTTTAGCGTTATTCGTAGCTGACTCTGGATAGTCCGTGTATGACTCTAAGTTAATACTTATTGCTTCTAGCTTTTCTAATATATCTTCGTAATTCATAAGTGTATTGTTATCTTAAAAAACCCTATCTCTATTGTATATTTTCCTATTTTAAATTTCATTAGTATCCTGCTCCTTGGTTAGTTACAGGTATATTACAAGTGTCAAAATCATTCATCACCTTTACACCTATTTGAAACACCCAGCCACTAGCTAAGTCATCAAACCTTTCTTGGAATGGATCTAGTGTAAATTGATCTTGCGTAAAATATAAAGGAAAGTTAATATCATTAACACCCTCTAAAGATTGCCTAGAACTATGTCTTAGCATTCCTATAAAATCAGTAGCTATATCTAGTGTTTGATTCCATACCTCTTGTTGATTGTTGTTGTTGTTTATCAACTTACTTAAATCGTATTGCTCTCTAGTTTGCAAGGCCATATCGTTACTAACTAAATCCATAATAAAAATTTGGAAGTTGTACACTAGCTCACTATCTCCTGTTGTTACATTGATTGGGTTGATGTGAAGCAAAGGCATTTTTAAATTCTTATCAATAGCTACATCATATATATCTCCTACTGATACTGTTGATATTTGCTCATGATACTGTCCTAGCCTAGCCAAGAAATTGACTACATTGTTATATGTTTTGTTGTTAACCGCCATAATTTGTATTTACTTTATTTTGACTATTTAATTCTGTTTCATAACTTAACCATGTTAAAGCCTCTAAAAGATTAAGTCTTGTTATCTTTTCTAAATTTACTATCTCTCCTCCTGTTAATCTATACATCACTCCAAACCAACTCCACTTCTTAGCGAACTCATTTGTTATTATTGCTGTATCGTTTCCCTCAGCTCCTTTGTCAAAAACGATAGCATAGTCGGCAATAATATTGCGGCGAAATTGTAAAAAAAAACCAGCGCATCTTGCACTTTATCTGCTGATATTCTTCTCATTACTTCCGTCCTGAGCTTTATCTCTCCGTCATACGCTTCTATTTGATAGAAGTCTCCCTCTTTTGCTACAACAGGCCTGAACAATATTGCCATTATTTCTGCCATGTTGTTCTCCATATCCTTTAAGTATGTTTCTAAATCCGCATACTCTCCAAGTGTTAGACTTTCTAGATCTGGATGAAACCCATACTCTTTACCGTCTATTTCTATAACCTCTCTAAGACAGGTCTTCTCCTCTCTTTGCATTGTTCCTAACGCCTGCATAATAGCGGCTATATGATATAACTCTAATTTGTCTATGAGTTTTTTAGGTATATCTGATAGCGCCGCTATTGTATCTCTTGCCTCTTCACTTTTTGTTCCACTCTTTATACTAATTAATTTTGCCCACCTCTCTAATGTTACATCTGACCAATTAGTAATAACTTTATATTTTCTTTGCTTGCCCTTCTCTTTAATTTTAACCTTCATATATTATATAATAGAAATTGTTGATATTTAGTTTAAAGTATTATATTTGCACCGTTTTATTTTTTAATTAGTACAGTTTGAGGGGTAAGTTAGTAATGGGCTTACCCCTTTTTTTATTGCACAAAATACCTACCTAAATTAGGATTGTCTAAGTGGTAAATTATATTATAACGACAGGCATCAATACTATGGTTATAAGCATCAACATATAGCTTTGATCCTTTATCTGCATAAACATAATTGTTAAGCTCTTTTGCTATATTAATACTTTTAGGTGTAACTATCAACTCATAATCTTGCATCCTTGTTATACCACTTTCTACTGTTCCTTTTTTAACAGGCTTAATGTTTACTCCTAAATGTCTTAGGTCTTCTATAAGTCTAGGCTCTGCACTATCAGCTATTATTAATTTATCCCCCACCTTATCTAAAACTATCTTTGCTAAATCGTGAGACTTTAATCCGTTTTGATAAATATGTTCTTTTAGATATATTATTTTTTTCTTTTTATCTATTGCCACTTCTACTAAGCTATCAGGATCTACACTAAACCCAAAGTCCATACCGCAAGATGTTTGTAGGTTATCTGGGTTAAATTCTCCTATTGACCAATTCTCAAAGACTACACCCTCTGCTTTGTCTAACCAACCACCAAGTATTTTATGTTTGTACTTTTTAAAGTTTCTATGCTTTATAGCCTCTATACGGTCTAGGAAGCTCTTAGAGAGATTTTCTTTATTGTCTAGATATGTACTATGGATATAGCATATATTGTCTCTAACGCCATTAAAACCAGCTTGTACGCCTTTGTCTTCAAAAAACCTTTTATATATCCAATGCTCTTTAGTTACAGGATTAAGTATTAATATGATTCTATTCTGTACGCCCTTTTCTCTAATACTTAAATCTATGGTGTCAAATATATCTTCATCAATTAACTCTTCTGCTTCATCTAACACCCAGCAGCTTATACCTTGTAATGACTTTAGACTTGCGGTCTGATTACCTGCTGAGGTCTTAATACCTCTAAACAATATATCACTTTTGTTTTTAAGATTTACTACCTCTGCTTTGTTTACACTAAAGATATACTCAAAGCCTAATAGGCTTATCTTTTCTAAGAACTCAGGTATTATAGATAGGTGTGCTGATACCATAGTGTATCTAGTAAACAACACTCTTATATTCTTAGACATAGTTAGCAGCGTTAGAAACACCGTAACCGCAAAAGATTTACCAGACCCCCTACCTCCTGTTATAATAAAGTAGCGACAATCAGATTCAAATAGTGGATTATATTTTTCGTTAAGATTCAGTTTTAACAAAGTTTATTAAAGGCATATTTAAACTCTCTTCATTAGTTGTAACATCTACTCTTTGTTGAGGTCTGCCATAAAAATATTCAAAGTATAATTTAACTGCCCATTGTTCTTTTTTCTCTAATCCTTTCTTTAATGAATCTAATGCCAACTCATTTAAAGGTGTTAGCTTTTCTATTAGCTTTTGCTCTTCTGCTTTAGGTTTTCTACCTGCGCCTTCTCGTTTTCCTCCGTGTGTACTCATTTTGAAATAATTTGATTAATCAAGTCTTTATATATAATAGATTTTATTCGTATTCATTTGGTAACATTAACTTGATATTTAATTCTGTTAAAGCCCATATCCTTATTTGGTCTGCATATATCTCAAATTCTTTAGTGTTCATGTTGGCGGTACTACTTACGGTTTGTAGTCCTATCTGCTTG